AGCTCCTGAAGAACGGCGAGAATCTCGGTGTAGTCTTGCATGTTTTTGGTTTGGTTTTTGGGAGTTTCGGGGGAACTTAGGTGGGGGGTGCGAACAAAATATTTTCTTGGATTATATTAAATGGAAAGACCAGTCAGTACTGTTCTCATGGAAGCTATCGTTATAGGTCTAATGAACCTCGCTATTATCACAGCCCTTGCCAAGGTTGGCACCGGTCTCCCACATTTAACTGAATACGTCATCGCTGGTGCGCTTATTCACATAATCTTTGAATATACAGGGGGGAATAAATGGTGGTGTACCCAAACTTACAAGTTGTAATGCACTCTCAAGTAACTCTGGCGTTCTTTCATATCAGAAATCTCAATCTCCAGTTGCCTCTTCATATCATACGCGTCTGTGCGTAATCTCTCACAGCCACGATTGAATCTCGTTTTATAATTATTGTAAAGTGTGCGTTCGTATACCTTACTTGTACGCTCCTTTTCTTCTTCTTCACTACTCCATGTTGTAGCAGCATTAAGATTATCAAACGTCCATCCACCCCCACCAACACATTCTATATCACCATCACAATAATCTCGGATAGCATCTTCCCTTACCTTTTTTGTGATGTTTTGAATGTATTTTAATTTTTTTAAACTTTTCTTAGTAATGTTATAATCAGTGTGTAGTCTTTGTAGAATTTCCTCATTTTGTACCCATTCATCATACCATTCTGGTCTGAAAAATGTATTGTCCTCATCCTCACTTTCACTCTCACTGATATTAGCAATTAAATGAACAGCCATACCAGGTTGAACCACTTGGAATGGGACATTCACAGGTGTAGGTCGCCGGGTATCCAATAGAGGGGGGTCATCATCTTTTGGTATAATTTCATGTACCCGTTTCAAATCATCACACATTTCCAAGTAGGTGCCCTCAGGGATCATATTGGAAATGTCGTCCAGACATCGCATTAAACTTTTTAGGTTGTCCATTTTTACTTAATTTTTAAGATATTAAGTCTTTACTTAGGTGTTTTTCATAAAGATTCCACATGTTCTTCCGATCTTTCAAACCATCTAATTTTTTCTACAATCGAATTTCTATATCTTTCTCTAAAATCATTTTCAATGTGTAAATATGTTTTACATAAATTTCTAAATTCTACAACACCTATACTCATATCTTCAAGGGTGAGACTACCAGTTATATCACCTTGAATCGCACAACAATGTTGTCGAACAGTTTCTTTGACCGCTTTTGTTATATTCCTAAGTGGTTGACTCATGTCAAGTTCATCCTCTAAATAACGAATTGATCCATTTATAAAATCACTGTCCATTCTCACAGCTTTATCAAAGTAATAATCGTGAAAATAATGAAATGTATTCCCTGGAGTAACTGCAGGTATTCGAAAGTTGTCATAATCAAAAAGAAATATTGGATCATTTCTCTCTTCATATGATTTCTTCAAAATATTACAAGCTTCTAAATATTCACCTTCTGGTATTACATTTGAATATTGGTCTATAATTTGCATGACACGTAAAAGTTCTGTCATCTTATTGTATTTGGAAGTAATTTTTCTAAGTGGCTTAAAATTATCTTTTGTAATGAAAAGAATGTACAAAACCACGTATGATAAGTCTGATTGTCAAACTGGTATAGTTCATATAGGTTATGGGGCGTTTCATCGATCCCATCAGGCTGTCTATGTAGATGACTACATGGAGAAAACTGGTGATCTTCGTTGGGGTATCGTAGCTGTTAATCTAAGAAATGAGGGATTTCGTGAAATTGAAGACTATGTTCTCAAAACCCCTACATCCTATCGTCTAGTTAGGTCTCATCTTGACTACATAGATTGGACCAAAAATAGGACGATAGCAAAGCATATGCTTGCACTCCAAAGTGTTCATTTGGTGACCATAACCGTCACAGAAAGTGGGTATGCACCAGGGTCCCCCCTCTTTGAATACCTTGCATGTGGTCTTAGAAACCGAAAGACGCCAATCACAATCATGTGTTGTGATAACATTCGCCAAAATGGTATCGTTCTCGAAACACAATTTTTAGCCTATCTCTATCAAACTAATCAGTATGAACTCGCAGATTGGGTAAGAGAAAATGTATATTTTCCATCGTGCATGGTCGATAGAATTACACCACGTACAACACACGTTCTCCGTGAAGAAGTTGAAGAACTTTACCCAGATTTTGGTTATAATGCCATACAGTGTGAAGAATACACACAATGGGTCATAGAAGATAAGTTCGCCTCAGACTTTCCAGATTTGGCAGAGGTTGGAGTCACCATAACAAATAACCTTGAACCTTATGAAGAGACCAAAATTCGTATTCTCAACGGTGGACACACTTCACTGGCGTATATCGGTGTTCTATCTGGGTATGACACATTCGACCAAGTCATGAATGATAAGGCGCATCGCAATCATTTCAAACAACTTCAAAAAGAAGAGATCATTCCTTCAATCGAAATGGAGCTCCCTTTTGATATTGATGAATACGCTGAAATAATTGAAGAAAGACTGTCTTCCGCTGCAAATCATGACGAACTTGAACGTATCTGTATGGATGGATTCACAAAGTTTCACACTTTTATTTTACCATCACTTCGAGTATGTCTGGAGCAGGGTAAACGTCCTATACATACATACAGAAGTATCGCTGGGTGGTACATCTACGCACGAAAGTTTGCAAGAGGATGTAGCAAAATTAGATACACCGAACCAAATTGGCTACTCCTAGAACCACTTCTACAAGACGGATCCCTTGATGCATTTGTATCGAACGAACGTCTATGGGGTGACATACCGAAAAAATACATTACATTTTCTAGAGACTTAAAATCTATACTCATGTCCCACACCTACGAAAAAGAAATTGACCTACTCGGCGAGGATTAGTGTCCTCTGAAGCTCGGCGAGGGTCATATTATCCTCGAGCTGTTCCTTAAGGTCCGCGAGGGTGATGTCATCCTCGTCCTCCTCGTCCTCCTCGTCCTCCTCGTCATCTTCACATGCTTGGCAATGAGCGTCAAACATGTGACAGGTGTGTTCTCCGTTTTTTACCATCTCTTGGATGTCAGGGTCATGCATGATGTCATCATCATCCTCGTCAGAGTCGGTCTCAGGGACCGGGTCGCGAAAGTTGGGCATACTGCCAAACTCAGCCTTCTTGGTCTCCGGGGGAGGGATGACCTCAAAGTTGAGTTTAGCGTTGGGGAGGAGGGTCGTGAGACGATCCAAAGTTTTCATGGCGGAGCGGGATCCGATGAGCTTGCCGCCGAGAGCTTGGATTTCAAAGTTCATTGTTGTTTGTTGTTTGTTGTTTGTTGTTTGTTGGTTGAAAAATACAAGGTTTTGACTTGACTTAGGTTTTATTTTTACGATTGTTGTTGTTGTTGGAGTTGCTCCTACGATTGTTGTTGGAGTTTGAGTTTGAGTTGCTCTTACGGTTGTTGTTGGAGTTTGAGCGGTTATTATTGGAGTTGTAATTGGGGTCAATATTACGTTTTTCAGATCGAGTAGGACGTCTCATTTGTACGAAATTGATATTATTTGAGTTCGAATTCGAGTTGGAGTTGGAGTTGGAGTTGGAGTTGGCGTTACGGTTACCCCTGGGTGACCGACCGGTATGTACCCAATTAAGTACATCGGTAAGAGACCATGATGGATCAATTTTATCGTACCCATTCCAACTCGCTTTTAACGTCTTAGTTTTGAAAGTTCCGTCATTATCGGGGAGTTGCACAGACCCCCTCCACAGTTTAAGCGACTTTCCAGTTTTAGATTCGGTGGTCATGGTATACGGGAAGGTTTTCGAGAAATATTTCCATTTAGCAGTTCTACGTTGACTTTTGGGTGTATACTTATGAATCATACCCCAAATGAACTTCTTAATAAAAGAGATACGTTTACGAGGATCATTAGGTCCAGGGTTTTTGGTAAGACCAATTGCCAACATCATAGCGTAGATAGATTCCATGTAACAGAAATGGTGTTGCGAAAGTTCATCGTATTGTGAAAGCCTGAATGCCCCCTTTGCGACGTCTTTACCATAAAGCCTTTCAATTTGTTTTCCAAAACCATTACGTCCTTGGCCATTATAATTTTCATTCAAAAAGTTTGTATAATTGGTTGATACAAAACCACCCGAGGGTTGTACTGATATAACTTCGATATTCCCATTCGGGCGGTTGCGGACTTTTGCTTTACATCCAAATATAGACCGTACTTCAGGAATATTCCAAGATGTTTTAGACCTCAGTGGTAGTCTATTCCCATTGGTTTTCGTCCATTTTTGTGCCACCTTTTCAAAAGAGGAACCACCCGCTCCATACATAGAATCGTATACACGCACCTTACCGTTTTGGTGCTGTAAATGTATGAGACCGTAGTGACCCGAGCCATTTCCAAAAGTTTCATCAACTAAGATGAAGTCTTGGAAGTGATCTTTGGGATGCTGCTTTCTCTGTATATTGAGGTTATTCTTGGTAGTTTTGATTTGATACGATATGTATCCACGAGTTCCAATAATATCTTTCATGATTTGCTCGAATAGACCCGGAGCCTGAATATACGTCTTGGCAATTTCAGAAGCATTCTCAATAGCGAGAAGACTAATAGTGGCATGTTGACCTGTCCCTATCTTACCTTCCTTTGCCTTTTGTCCCGCCAGTTTTTCTATATAATCATTCTGATGAAATTTGACATTCTTCTCACCAATAGCTTTCAGAAGTTGGGTGCGATTTGCACCCGCTGGTAATAGCTTGATTGGTATGGGCCTGTTACTCATATGATATGTTAATATTATTATTTAAACCGACTTAATGAGTTGCTTTTGAAGCTCAGCTAAGGTGATGTCATCTAAACCAATATCCATTCGCAGGTGAGGCTGAGGGTACGTTGGCGGCACTATTTGTTCTAGAAAGGGTTGGTCGGGGGATGATCGAGTAAAGTTTCTTTAACTCGTTGCAGAGGGATAGGTAGACGTTCTCAGGGATTTTATCAGATATACTGTCTATGATTTGCATTACATTTTGAAGTACATTCATCACTATATTACATGGCTATTTTTCTAAGGTTTCGCAATTTGTAAGGCGATCTTGAGACAATGTGTTTGTGGGTTCCAATTGGTTTCCCCGATGTCAATCATCTTCGCCGGCAGACCAATATACGTCTTATACTTCCCCGCCACACGAATTTCAAGTCTAGAACCAAGATTCGCGTATGTACAGGTGTCGCGCCCGCCTTGTTGAGAAAACTCGGCTTCTGGTAGATCAACTTCAAAGTGGGCTCTACCTCCATTATCGCGGCTCCAGTCTGCGTAGTTTGAACGAAAGGTAGTTTTTCTCTCGATACCCGCTTCGGTTGGTGTTTGTCCATCCCGGTATGCTGAATAAAGTGCGACTCGATCATCCTCATGGTAGCGGCAGCTACGCCTATCGTGACCCACCTGGCGGCAGCGACCACAGCGACGCGGACCCGAAGATCGCCGGTGGGCTCCGTTACGGATACCATCCATTCGGTCAATCGCTTCTTGGTAATCTTGAACATCCACGTATCCGTGTTCATTTGGGGGAATCTGCGGAGCTTCCTCAATGGTCCCCACACGCGTTTGGTGGCGACCACGTCCGATACGGGAAAATGATCCAGTCTTATTGTGAAGGTTTTGGAGATGATCACAGAACTGGAGGTAGAGGCCTTCGGGGATTTTATCCGAGGCCTCGTCCAGCTGTGTCATCATCGTGCGTAGAATGTCTTGTTGAGTAGCCATGTTTTTAGATGAAATTTACAAATATTCTTACAAACTTAGGTGCTAATTTATTTAAAGGCGCCGTTCGACCCGTGCCTCCCACCCATGGTCCACCATTCGCCCGGGGGCGACCCAAAACTCGTGTGTCGCGGCCTCCCAGTAATCGCGGTGATAGACAGGAGCATCAAGTTGCTCCAACTCCCTCTCCCTATCCACACAAAACATCTCCAACCCGGTCATCTTTGCCTTAGACTCAACCACCTTTAACTTAGCGTTGTTGAAGTACTCGGTCATTTTCCTTTGGCATTCTTCCTTGTAGTCATCGTAAATCTTCTTCTCAAAGGCGGGAAGCTTTTGGAGTGTTTTGAGTGAAAGTTCATCATAGTAGACTGGTGCCCAGCCAAGGCGGTTCGCCAAGGCTACCTTCTCCTCCTCGGTTGCAATTTCCACCACAATTGTCCGAAGACCGTTTTCCACCAGATTTTTCCAGGTCCAGCCGCTTGTCGGCACGGCGGCGGTGCTTAGGTGACCAACGAGTTCCCCAGCCTCACCGCCGGAAGCCCAACGAGTGTTCTTTTCACACCACAGCTTGATAGCCTGAGTCTTTCGAAACGCAGTCATACGATTGATGGGGGTCCAAGTACGCCTCGCTTCCTTTTCCCACTTCATGAGAACCTTGTACTCCTCGTGCATCTGCTTCACAGCACCCAGAAGCCTGTCTCTGAGAAGTGCAATATCAGAGAGACGTGTTCGATCGAGATTCGGGGCGAAGTCACTGTCCGAGCCATCATCACTGTTGCTGTCAAGTTCAGAATCATCGTCACTGTAGTAGAAGGAGTCTTCGTGGAACGGTTTGTCGCCATTGAGCTTGTCGTGGATGCGTTTGAGTTTGTCAGCCATGTCCAAGTACATACCATCTCCAATCTTGTTGGAGATGTCGTCAAGGCAGGCCATAAGACTTTGGAGATCTTCCATGTTGGTTGATTGTTTTTATTGAAAAATAAAAATTCTAGGGTTCACTTAGGTATGGAACATCTAAGAAACATCATGGAGATAATGGATGATGATAAAATGTTCCCCACGAAAACAGAATGGGCGTATGTGGAGATATCAAACGAACTCAAACATTTATACTTGAAATTAAAAGACCTAATGGGTAATCCCTCGGCACCACCACCCCTTCGTCGTCGTCCACCAACTCCATGGAGAGACCTCAGTAGTTTACGCGTCAGACCTAGACGTTAACTTCCCCATTTTCTGGTATTGATTCGAGTAATTCACTACCACTATTTACACTCGATGTATCCGAAATTTCTTCATATATCCTTCGTTTTTTATACACAAATGTTGCAATTGATGTCAGTATCAGTGTGATATACAAAAATGTTATATGGTGCATAACGGGGTATATGTCATATGGGATATAAAACAAATGAAATTCATCAAAATTATAAAAACTTATTCCTTGTATGGTAATACCCAATAATATACCGTGTATATATTCATTCATCTTAGAGCTCCAATCTGTCACGAAATACGACAAGAAAGTGCATAAAAGTGAATGATGTATATGAAACTTTATTTCGTGAGTCCTCGTCCAAAATGAAACCAATATGAACATATACATTAAACCATACATCAACAAATAATCACGAGAAACATTTTTAAATATCAAATTTCGGAAAATAATACAACATGATACTATCCCAATTGAAAGAAGTATACAAATATCTGTATTGTTGTAGGATGCGTCAGAATCAATTGAAAAATTGAATTCACTAATCTTTTGTGTATAAGAAAATAATACAACTGAAACATGTACAACAATCCAATATGGATAGTTTATAAATCGTTTCATAACATCTCCGTAAAGTGTATGTATTATCACAAGTGAAATAGGTAAACCGTATGTAAAAGATGAGAGTGTAGATACACCCCACTGATTTGCACACACCTCATCGGTGAGACCAACCATACCACAAGTAGGAAATTCGTTATTATTTATCCTTTTCATACACCAGTCATATTGGTCCCATACACGTTCATTAAATGACAGGGTTTTTATGAGTTCGCATAATACATAGACACTCGAGATGAAAAGAAAATTAATCATTTAAACGTAAAAATACATATAACAAAAACTACTTAGGTGTCTACATCCATCATTAGTCGACATCCATCATAGAAACTTCAGCAACTGTGGTAGCATCCTCCACGTGTTGATGCATTCCCTGTCTTGGTGGAGGATAATACGCACCCGGTTCTACCGGCTCGAGGTTATCGGTCGCTGACCATTCCTCATGTAATTCCTGCAGAAACTGGTTGAGACCAGGGTACATAATCTCTTCATTAAGATCCCTCCATTGTTGATGAATTTGTTCCCGTGCTCGCTGAGCAGCAGTATCGGGATCGGATGGTAATGAATCCTCAATCCATTCGGGTGGTTGACCATCTGTCACGGGTAAAGTGGGTCGAAACACAGGGGCTTGATTACTAAACAAAATTGGTTGATTTTGGTCGAGAAGAAATGAAGGTGGTTTAACTTGTCGTCGCAGTTCGTGTATAGTGTCACACAACTCCAGATAGTCTCCCTCAGGGATCTTATCCGAGTTCTTGTCAACAAGTGCCATTATTTTATGGAAAAGGTCCATGTTTTACTTGATTATCCCATCATCATTACATCACTTAGGTTTCTAAAAGACTTAGAACTTTTTTTTGTAGTATTTTCAATTTGTTCAAACTCATGAAACAATTCTCGAATGTCATCACCAAGATATAAGGCTTGTCTCACTTTTTCAGTGAAAGCCACCAATTTTTTAAAGATTGATTCATTTTTTGTTGTCTCTACGAAGGATAGTAACCTTTTACACTTCGTAAGGAGAATATTTAAATCAGTTTCTCTTTCTCTTTTTTGATTTCTCTCATTTTCAATTTGAATGTATCGCTTTTCACCACAATCATTAACCGTTTCGATTACATCTTGAGTTAAAATTCGATCACTCAAAGATCTTTCCTTTCGAATAGGTTTCGGGGTAATGAAATCGACGACCGATTGTAAGAAACCGAACGGCATTTTTGGGGTGCAGGAGGTGGTTCAATTGGTGTGGTACAGTAAAGAACTTCTTCCCAGATCTTTCGTTGAACGTCTGGACAAAGTGGTTCAGTAGCTTGGAGAAAAGCAATCCGTAATTCGTCTGTGGCCAAACCAGGAATTCCGAGAGGATACAAGGAGTGGGCAAAAAGGCCGTTGACGGGGATGATGTATTCACTCATTGTTATTTTTATAGTTTTTTTATTCCGACTTAGGTGTTTCATCATCACTCGGGTAGAGAGAATCGTTCTTCCAATCTTCGCGATCATAGGCTATCTTCTGAAGTTCAATATCAAGCCACACACGATAAGGTGCATCCCAAGCGGCGCTCTTGACCCATTTAAGAACATTAACAGTGTATTCGGGACCCATAGAAATCATCGTCCTGCATATAGCGTGAATCCAGTTGATTGAGATCATTATTTATTAACTTTAGTATCTATTTTTTTATACTCGTTAAAAACTCGAATACCATCTATAATCGTCACCACTGCAAGAGTACCAGTAAACGCTATCGCCTTTGTTGCCATAGAAATCGGCATAATATAATCTCTAGTGATATTAGAAATGTCGCTGGACGACGTACCTAAAAAGGTTCAGTACATCGTGTTAGATTCTGAATTTGTGAATGGTACGAACAATACATTCGCACTCGATCTCACCTTGGAGTCTAACACACACGTTGAGGATATGAGTAGGGTACTAGGCATTAAAATTGCCGATTTTTACATCACACAGATAGGTGATAGTGGTGCAAGTGGGAGTACAAACATAGCAAAATATGTTGATATCATATGCCCAGAAGTTCCCAAAGTTGCTCAAATTCTTGATGAAAGACAAGGACAAATACTTGCTAGAGTGCCCCTCGAAAGACATTTTTCAGGAAGTAATAATGCAATTTTACGTGACAAACAATGGCGTCGATTTAATCAACATACAAATTACTTTAACCCCATATCGATTAAGAAATTGAATTTCACAATTAATGAACAACAAGATGATGGTGACTACGTAACTCTTCAACCAGATGCTAAATGGTATATGATTTTAGAAATCACAACACAAAATGTAAAAGAAAAACCAAAAGACCGTGAACTTCAAATTTTAATGGCGATGGAAAAACTCTTGAAAAAGATCGACAGACTTAATCAGAATGTTGAAAGACTCCCCGATAAACCTCCAGACGAAAACCCTAAAAAATTTTCGTTTGGTCTTTTAGTCGCCATTTTGGTTTCAATATTAGGTGGATTTATATGGTGGGTAAATAAAACTTCTGTGTAAAAAGTATGGGGGGTAAAAGAGGTCGCAACAATTTAAAATTTTCACTCTCATCATCATACGACGAACATGACTATTATATAGATGGAGAGATGGAGGGGATTGAACAGATTCCACATCCAACAGTAGTACCAAAAAATGACCACCAAAAAGACTACAATCGAGTACTCTATAGTATGAATAAACCCATGGTATTCGCGGTAGGACCAGCAGGTACAGGTAAAACTATGTTAGCGTGTTATGCAGCTATATCTGGTTATAACGACAAAACATATAAGAAAATCATTTTAACCCGACCAGTTGTTTCTGTTGAAGAAGATATAGGCTATCTCCCCGGAACTCTAGAAGAGAAAATGGATCCATGGACCAGACCCATCATGGATGTTTTTAGTGAATTCTATAGTCAAGGTGATATTCAATATATGATCAAAGAGAAGATTATTGAAATTTGCCCTTTGGCGTATATGAGAGGACGGACATTCAAAGATTCATTCATTATAGCAGATGAAATGCAAAACTCAACACCAAATCAAATGAAGATGCTTCTTACACGTATAGGTGAAGGTAGTAAGATGGTTATAACAGGTGATCCCAAACAACATGATCGTAAATATGAAGATAATGGTCTCATAGATATATGTTCAAAATTAGATGGTAAACGCACCAAAAGAATTGAGTACATTAAATTTGAATTCAGTGATATCGAGAGAAGTCCTATCGTGCGAGATATTCTTGAGATTTATGGTGACAACTAATAATATACAGATGACAACCGGATTAGGAGTCGGTACAATCATGTCTATATTAGCATTGTGTTCGGGGACACCTCTCGAACCTTTACCACTTTTGTATATTATGGCTTCTGCGCGATGGGCCTACGGAGCAGACAGATACCTAGATGGAAAGACGGAAGATACACCAGAATCTATTGCTGCAGCTCTCTTAACAGCAAATCTGATACTGTGGTACACCGATCAATCTAAGTATATCGCACCAGAAATTCTATGTATTCTATTGTATCCTTCATTTAAGCAGAATTTACCATTACTAAAACCCTTTTATGTGGGTACTTTTTGGGCGGGAGCTATCAGTGTTGTACCGCATCTCATAGCTCACACAGATGTTATTGAAAATGAAACGATCGCGATGGGTCTTCTCGCATCCAGTGTATCAAATATGGCGGATATTGAAGATGTAGAAGATGACATTAAAAACGGAATTTATACAATTCCAAGTCGTATAGGTATTTTACCAACAAAAGCATTATCGGCTGGTTTATTTATGGGATCTGTGTATAAAAGTGGTATCACATTACCACATGCATTACCTGCTAAACAGGTTTATAGACCTCAGTTCTCCTCATCACCTTTGTCTGTTCCACTCTGATCCTCGAAAGCCTCATCTCCGTATAGTTCTTCCAAAGTATGAAGAATGCTTCGTGAGTCAGAAAGAGCTGCTTCATTCGAACGAAGACTCCATTGTGCAATCATTTTCATTTTATGATGTGCCTTCTTGTACATGTCAACCTCCTTTTCTAATTTCTTGATTTTAAGTGTGTCCTCGTTCACTTTGGGACTGTTCACTGCGTAAACCCTCCTTCTAACTCGATTGGGATGTTGGCGCCAATGTTTTGGTCTGTCTTCATTTGATACCGAGTTATAAATACGTGTGGATGCGATCATGTATTTATAATAGGGGTATTAACTTTAATTAACTTGTATATTTAGGCATCAGTCTTCTTCGCGGCGGGCTTAGCAGAGGGCTTCTTCGCGGGAGTCTTAGCGACAGGGGCCTTAGCAGCTGGGGCCTTAGCGACGGGGGCGGCTGGTCCCTGAGGACCGGGAGGACCAGGAGGACCATGGGGGCCAGTGGGACCGGGGGGACCGGGAGGACCCTGAGAACCCGCACCACTACCACCCTGGTCAATAATCTTGAGGAGTAGGTCGTAGAGACGAGTTTTGTCGAGGCGGGTACGCTGCATTTCATCTTCGATTTCCTTGCGGAGGGACATGTTATTATATATAAAAGAAAGATTATCTTTATACTAAATGATCATTATTGGACCTCACATGAAAACGGGTATAGGACAGCACGCTCTGAAATATGTTAAACTCTTCTTACCTGATGGTCATTACTTTGAGATAGGTAAACAACTACCAGAGACTGATAATGGCCTGATATTTGTAATCCCAACACGAGATCAAATTGAATACATCAAGTATGCAAAAACTCGAGTAAAAAATCTAGCGTGTATGACTGTATGTGAAACAGAAACTGTCCATGAAGATTATGGACTTATAATGAAGGAGTTTAAACGTGTAGCAGTTCCAAGTGAATTTTGTAAGAGTGTTTTATCAAGACAATTTCCAGATAATGAATTTTATGTGATACACGCCCATATTCCTCTACCAAAGGAAAAACCGTATACGTTTTATCATATCGGAAATATCATGGATCCTAGGAAGAAATTTAGGGATGTTATTCAGGCATTCGCTAGATTAAATGAACCAAATACACGTCTCGTAGTGAAAGCTACTTGTAATCAGTCCGTACAGATTCAGTTTCCACGGATTGAAGTTATAAATGATATGTTATCGGAGGAAGAAATGGATACTCTTCATAATCGTTGTGATTGCTATGTGAATTTTTCTCATTCTGAAGGTGTGGGTATGGGGGCGGTCGAAGCTGCTATGAGGAACAAACCTGTTATTATAACAAGGTACGGAGGTGCTTCGGAATACATAAAAACACCGTACACGATTGACTGTGAACTTCAAGAGTTGGAGAATGATGATTTTCTCTTCAAAAAGGGTATGAAATGGGGAAACCCGAATTTCGACCAACTCTTGGAATTCATGAGACACGCGTATGACAATAGAGTTCGTCATATGGATCACGAACACACTCAAAATTTAGTAGGACGTGAGAACGTTTTACATGAGTTCATCCTGAATGTAATTGGTGGCGAGGACAATAAGACCGATGAGAATTGTACCACTCATCAATGAACCCTTTTGAGCAATTATGGTCATCACGAGGTCATCTAGGGGCTGAAAACCGGTAGGTTTGGTAACAATACGAGGGATGATAACGCTGATAGTGATGTAAAGAGCCATTGCTATTATTACAGGTCTAAGACTTTCTTGGTCTAACATTTATAGTACTCTAGGATTTTAATTGAACCTTTTTCCCGATAGGAACTTTGTCAATTCTATGCTTTTTGCAAAAATCTCCACATATGGCTTTGAACGAACACGGTTTTCCAGACATCGTCGTCGCTTGACAAATTTTGTGTTGTGAACGCTGTGTCACTTGCTTCTCAGGTATTTTATCAATGACAACAACTTGCCGACTCTCTTTCTTTTCTTCGTGTCTCTTGTAAGACATCTTACACTTCCACGTCGCATCAGCTAGACGATAACATTTATCATCGGGTTCACTGAGGCGAAACATCTTAACCGCACCGGCAAGGCATTGTTGCCACGTTTCATCGCGAATAACTTCCATTTTTAGAACTTACTTTTTATAATTTTGAATCATTACTTAGGTACTCATCAGGCTTCACCACCAATTTCTGCGAGATAAATGTCAACATTTCCCGCAAATTCTGGACAAGTCTCCGTAGTCTTTTTAGTCACCATGTCTTGCACATTAGTCACATGTTCGCTGAATTTCTTAACATCTATCCCGGTTGCATTGTGAATCTGAGAATTACTCGCGATATCCTTGAGGGCGTAAAGGTATGCAGCTGCATAGTTGGCATGAAGAACGGCTATGACAGGGGACTTATCCTGTTGAGCAGCAGTAGCATACCGAGCTGACTGTCTGATCAGTTTCTCGATTGAACTTTTCATACCCCTGGTCTTGTTCTGCATAATCACTATGAGAATGAAAATTGCAATAATCAAATAGAAGTACATATCTTCTTATCGTATCCAAAGAAAAATATTATGTTAATTTAAATGGAATCTAGACCCGAACCTCCTAAGTGTGGTGAATGTTTTCCTATGCTACGAAAAATCCGAGATACAACGCCAGCATATGACCGTAGAGGTGTTTGGAGATGGATGTTCCCTAAAAGGGTAGTACGTGTATTAAATCGGAGTGAGTATAGGGGTTATGTAATCATAAGTCCAACACGGGAATCAGTTATATCAACATTAACCCTTCCGAAGGGGGGTGGAGTAAATTATGAAAACAATGCCGTGACGATCCAGAAACAAAGAAAATCACTTGAACCAGAAAGTGATGTAGAATTTTCTATTGAAACGAAGAAAGTCTATGTGACTGTATTCATAGAAATTGATGAAGATGAATGGGTATGTTGGAGAGAAAATATTTATGTCAACGCTTGTCGTGATGATTTTATTATTAAAGAACTTGACTACATGGATTTAGAAAAAGTGGTTGGTGCTCGTTATACATATAAAGAATTCGAAGAATTGTTGAAAAAGAAAGTATCAACCTAAAATATGGCAGTAGATAAAGATCTAATCATAGTGATGACCACCATTGACGAGGCAAAGGACCAAATGCCAGAGGGTAAATATCTTGAGACATGTGATGCTTTACGACGAATACATAAAAAATTACGAAGACCTTCTATACCACATCCAAATGAATTACGGATACCACTCACCAAACAGATACTTTTTTTATTCACGGGAACTATATCTGTTTTGAAAATTGTAGAAAAAGTGGTAAAAATTGTTTCTAAACGTTAGATAAGATGTTATCATCAGTCACCGAATGCTTTTTGTGTTGCATCACAAGACCATGTCGTAATAAAATCGTTATAGAAAATTGTAGTAATATACCGGTTCAATATGAAGCGTATATTTACCAAGGTGCAACAGTATCTAAGATAGATGGTGGTGTTGGAGCTGTGGGAGTAGATGCCAATTTAACAATGGAAATAATTAGAGCGGAAGGACTCAGACCATCCATAGGTAGAATACAACCAAAGGGTAAAGCTATAGAAACATGTGATTATGGAGGTAGAATAAGTTTGCGATATAAGTTTGAAGGTTTAGATTGGGATTACTCTCCGGAAATTAGAAACTTTGGTGTACTTGATAAAGTGCGGATTGGAGCATTAAGTAAAGAAGAGATTGAGCGTCGTATGGAATTGCTTCGTCAAATGCAAGCAGCAGCGGCATTAAAAATAAAGGATGAGGAATTGAAAAAAAATATAGAACGCAAGTGCTCAACTGGGTATCCTAAGATGTGTAGCGCGGATGATACACCAAAACGACAATGCCCTTATTGTGGTGACTGGTATTGTAATTATCACCATCATGTAAATAACGGCTTGATTGGAGGTGGTCATAATTGTAAAGGAAAAATCTAGGTTAAAAGTTAGACTTGTTCATTAGTAAAATGAAGTTTTATCCCGATGAAGAAGAAAACCCCGAGTATTGGTGGGACGTTGAATTGGATGATGTGCGCTACGAAGTTTATAGTATAGAAAAAGACGAGGATGATCCATATAATCAATATAGAGAGTGGAAAGGTAAACTTTCAAGAGAAAATAAGGTTTCATCTTTTCAGTTTGTTCATCATTACATGGTTGATGGTGACGCGGAACTGGATGGAGACGTTCCAGAAGATCTATATGATACTCTCTTTGAATTTCTTGTTAGGGAACTTATCGAAGATTACGACAGTTCATGTGAAACCTAAGTTGAGATCCATTCCTACAATTTTTAAGTTTTAATTAAGAGCCATGTTTGCAAAGTCACACTTTTCCGGATCACCCTCGTCCAATATGGATATTGTCCGTGATCTTTGTGAGGAGTTATCCCAAATGTCTAAAAACAAAGAAAAAGTAATTACTCACGAAGAAATAAAAAATTTATATTGGAAATTTGACACATATATTTGGGATACAATATTATACAAAAATGGTGACATAAAATATCGGATTGATGAAATCGCAAGACATTCCTTTGAAAAGGGTCTCGAAATCGGGAGAGGGTGCCCGGACGCCAAGCGCGTAACACTACACCAGGCGTCTATAAATACCAACTTGCGTGAATTGAATATTATTTTGGAAACAACGGATGACTCTGAAGAAGATAGTGAATGAAAACCTAAGTTAAAAGTTAGACTTGTAATAAAATCATGGAATCAGTTCAAAAGCTCACACATATAGAACACATTCTCAAGAGACCTGACTCGTATGTCGGTCCAGTCGACTTAAATGTCGAACCGTACTGGGTTCTCAACAGTAACAAATCACAGTTTGAGAAGAAGAACCTCAAGTATTCCCCAGCTCTCTTGAAAATCTTTGATGAGATCCTCGTCAACGCAATTGACCGCAACTCTATGCACCCCAAAAATGTTACCTCCATCTCTGTCGATATAGACAAGGACTCAGGTGCCGTGACTATCGAGAACAATGGACCTCTCGGTGGTATCGGTGTTCGTATGCATGAAAAGGAGGGTCTATGGAACCCAGAACTTACATTTGGGCACCTCCTTACAAGTACCAACTATGACGACACCAAGAAGCGCGTGGTGGGAGGCAGGAATGGATATGGAGCCAAATTAACGAATATTTACTCATCAGATTTTTCTATCGTGATCAAGGACCATGAAAATAAACAGACCTATACACAGAAATGGTCTAAAAATATGACCGTCTGTGAACCACCAAAAATCAAAAAACATTCGGGTGCCACGTCATCTGTTTCTGTGACCTTTGTCCCCGATTGGCGAAGATTTGGCCTTTCTAAGATGGAAAATGCCATCTATAAGATTTTCCAAAAGAGAGTTTGGGATGCAAATATTTGCACAACCCCAAACTGTAAGGTCAAGTTCAATGGAGATGTTCTACCAAAACAGAACCTCGATACCTACGCCAAGATGCATGAAGGTGTTGAGAATGTGACATCAGTCACGGGAGACCGTTGGTCTGTATGTATCGGGCCTTCAGAGAATGGTCTAGAGCAGGTATCCTTCGTCAATGGTATCTGTACAACCAAGGGTGGTACCCATGTAGATCACGTGGCATCCCTAGTTGCATCGGGTATTATTGATGAGATGGCAAAGAAGATCAAACTCAAGCCTCAACAAGTGAAGAACACCTTCAATATCTTTGTAAAGGCCACTCTTGAGAATCCTTCATTCTCGAGTCAAGTCAAATCTGAATGTACCCTAAAAGTACAGGATTTTGGATCTAAATTTGAGATGCCTAAAACCTTTGTTAAAAACGTCCTAAAAACGGGTATTTCCGATGAGCTTACAGCACTCTCAAAATTCAAAGAGATGAAGGAACTTGCCAAGACTGATGGTGGAGCACGAAAGTCTAAGATTACTGGTATCCCTAAATTGGATGATGCAAACAAAGCTGGAACAGCGCAATCCAAAAAGTGTACCCTTATCGTCACAGAGGGTGACTCAGCAAAGACCCTCGCGGTCGCTGGACTATCAGTTGTTGGTAGAGACCACTACGGTGTCTTCCCCCTCCGCGGTAAGTGCAAAAATGTCCGAGATGCTTCTGTGGCACAGCTGACTGGGAACCAGGAGTTCAATGATCTCAAAAAGATCTTGGGTCTCCAACAGGGAAAGGACTACAAAGATGTATCCGAGCTTCGCTATGGGAGACTAATGATCATGACTGACGCAGATAACGACGGTTCGCATATCAAGGGTCTAATTCTCAACATGATTGACTACTTTTGGCCCAGTCTCCTCAAGTTGGGATTCGTCGTATCGATGGTCACCCCGATTATCAAGGCTTCTAGAGGTAACCAAACCAAGTCATTCTATACGGATTCTAAATTCAGGACCTGGTATGGAAATGGACAACCCGGTTGGCACATCAAGTATTACAAGGGTTTGGGTACCTCCACTTCAAAGGAGGCACGTGAGTATTTCAAGCAAATCGAAGACCTCACAGTCAAGTTTGATACAGATGTGATGTCTGATAAATCTATTACTTTGGCTTTTGACAAGAAAAAGGCTGATGACCGTAAGACGTGGCTTCTTGAAAGCACAGCAAAAGACCCCAAGGAGCTAGAGGTTCCTTATGGTAATGTGAAACAGTTGAACATTACTGACTTTGTTCACAAGGACCTGGTAAACTTCAGTCTTGCAGACCTCAAGCGTTCTATCGCACATGTTTGTGATGGTCTGAAACCGTCCCAACGAAAGGTTATGTATTCCTGTTTTCAAAAGAATTTGACTGCTGAGATGAAGGTTGCACAATTGGCCGCCTTTGTAGCTGAGAAGAGTGCCTATCACCACGGTGAGGTAAGTTTGGCCGACACCATTGTCAAACTGGCAAACGACTACATGGGTTCTAACAACATCAATCTCCTAGAACCATGTGGTCAATTTGGAACACGGCTTATGGGTGGAAAGGATGCTTCTCAGACGAGGTATATCTTCACACGATTGACATCCGAGGCTCGTAAGCTTTTCGATCCCAAGGATGATGCGATTCTTAATTATTTGGATGATGATGGTCGCTCGATTGAACCTGATTTCTACATGCCTACTCTACCTATGATTTTGGTCAATGGAAGTGAGGGTATTGGTACCGGTTTCAGTTGCTATGTGCCTCCATTCAATCCCAAGGATATTCGTGATAACATTACAAATGTATTAAATGGTAAAAGTATTCAAAAAATGACACCCTGGTTCAGGGGTTTCAAGGGTAAAATCATGGAACAGGATGACGATTCATGGCTGACCCAAGGTGTATGGAGTAGTATTGGGAGGATGGTTAAGGTGACTGAACTTCCACCGGGACGCTGGACCCAAGATTATAAGGAACACCTCGATACCCTCGTTGAAAAGAAAATCATCAGTGGTTTCACAAATAACAGTACAACTGAGAACGTGGATTTTCTCATTCAAGATTACAATGGTGACGACGCCGTTAAGGATCTCAAGCTTCAAAAGACACTCCGTACAACCAATATGCACCTCTTTCATCCAACAAAGGGTATTCATAAATACCAAAGTCCAGAACTCATTCTAAAAGATTTTATCGAGCTTCGCTACGAGTATTACAAGAAGCGAAAAGAACATCTCATCAAAGTTCTAGAGGCAAAGGCGCAGATGTGTGATTACAAGTCTCGATTTGTATCTATGGTCATCAACGGTGATATTATTGTATTTCGCCGTAAAAAACAAGAACTCGAAAACCAACTTTCTGGACTCTTCCCACAAATTGGTGGAACATATGACTACCTTTTGAATATTAGAACCGTTCAGTACACGGATGAGAGTGTTCGCGAACTTCTCAAAGAATCCGAACAGGCGAAAAGGGATCTTGAGATTATGAAGTCTACTACAGCTATGAACATGTGGAAGAATGATATTAAAAATATATAAACAATAGATAAGTATGGGTGAAGCTGCAAAGATTTCTCTCAAGGCTATTGGAAAACAGGATACACACCTTCTTTCCAAAGACCCAGAAGACTCGTTCTTTAAGGATCGGGATATGACACGACACTCCGAATTTAGGAAGTATCACAGAAGTCGTAATGTGATTAATCCCGGACAGATATCCGGGTGGCCGTTTGGACAAACAATCAAAGTTCAATTCAATCCTCAAAATATGGGTGATCTTTTGAGTAACATGTGGCTGAGTATTACCATGCCGGGTCTCTCAGATTTTGGAGGTGGAAAAAACTATGCAGACCAACTCGGTCGACACATTCTTAAAAGTGTCACGATGTTTGTTGACGAGCTAGAGGTGGAAAAAATACATGATGATTGGGGTGTCATATATGATGAACTTTATTTAGAAATGTCCGAGAAGGTGGCAAATAGGTTTCTTGTTAATAGAAGTATTGGTTACGATGATTCAACTCTTGACAACTTTGACGATTATGCGCAGTACTCATCCGACCTTGTGATACCTCTGCACTTCTTCTTTTCGAGGAAGTATGCCAGTGACGAGTATTCATCCAATAAACCAAATAGACCATATTTCCCAGTATGTGCTGTACACCGTCAAAAAATAGAATTCGAGTTGGAGTTTCACCCACAAACCTTTTTTACAGATACGGGAACCACTCTGTCACTCCCAGAATTTAGACTCGTCACTGAAGAAATAACGGTGAGTCCAGAAGAACGACAGTACCTAGCGAGCGAACGCCAGACATTCATAACGGATATCGTACGCAAACACCCAAGTATAATCAGTGATGTAAATAAAGACATTATCAAAAATAACCTCGTACCAAATATTCCGGTAAAATGTATTCATTGGTTTTTAAGAAACACAGAATTCGAAGATGCGACTGATTCTACAGGGGGTAAAGCTTTACAAGAAGAAAAGTTTTATCAAAATCGTTTTAATTTTTCATCTAATGTAAATTTCGACGAGGTGCAAACATTCTTTCATCCCATCATGAGTGAAGCGAGTTTTAATATCAACGGAAATAAATTACCCAACGTTTCGAATACAAATCATAATTATTATAAATATCTAATTCCGTATAAGAATAGACTTTCAAGACCTATACGTAATGTATACACATACAGTTTCTCGATGAATCCGATTAATGTGGAGCCATCGGGGAACCTGGATTTTAGTCAAATACAATCTGACAAGACATCTATAGAAGTAAAACTAGATACTTCGAGTGGGTCGCTCGTCGATATAGTCAACAAAACATATTCACTTCAGATGTATTATACAGGATATCAAACCTATATTTTTGACAAGGGTTTTATGTCACTTGCTTACTAAAAAGCGAATTTTTATTGTTTGAAATATACTCGATAATATTATTCTTAATACACCATTTGATGAAATTTAACTGTGCGAGCGTTGTATGAATTTCATGAGATGTACCGGGAATAGTATATGGAAACTTTTGAGACCTACAAAAAGGGTCAAAAAGTTTTTTGGAGTATCCATCAAGACTGCTTTTGTACGCGCAGTGTACGGTAAAGAGTTTACCATCGGTAGTGGTATAAGATGTGTTATTCTTTTTCGCATAATTTGTGATGAACCATTCTAGATTTCTAAGTGAAATACCACTCGTCTTATCTAGAATATTCATTAATTTAGTTCGATTCTTTTCGTTTTCATAAAAGCCATTTATTGATGTTAGTAGAATAGTCGATTTGTTCATATATTATATTATTCCCAAATCTCTAAGCTCTGATTGAGCTTCTCTGACTTCATTACATGCACTTGTAAAATGATCACCACTTTGAAGGACACGTTTCTGAATACGTTCACCCTGGTCTTTGTGAAATTTACAATATCCATCGAATTTACCCCTAAAACTACACCTCCGGGTTTCTCCATCAGAATCTTTTACGATTCCTTTACAGATATTGGTGTTACGCGCTTCCTCGGCATCACGCAAAAGTAAATCCAGAGGCACTGCATGTTTCTTGTGAATAAATTCAAGAATTTTACTCATTTCTTCAGACGTTGTTTGAGATAGTTCCTCGTCAACCCTTTCGTGGATGACTTCATCGACTGCATCTTCTATGAGAGAAGGAAGCTGTTCCGATACCAACTTTCTAATATTTTCTGTGACGATTTTAACAATTTTCTTGGCACTCATGTCTTACTTGTACTTCGTGTGTAGTTTTTAAATAAGTCTTCAACAGAGTTTTGTTTTTGTCTAAACATTTTAATACGATCCCGTAATACCAACGCCGTGCCTTCACTACTAATATTATTCTTTTCACATTCTTCAATCAATTGTTCCTTTTTCATACCACTCAAGGCTGGACCGGTAACTTTCTTTGGTGGTTTATACTGTTCAATAATTTCACCAAAAATTTCCTGTTTGGTATTGTCATATAATGGGTCAAGTAAATCACATACAGGATTCAAAAACTTATTCACAAAATAATAGTGATAATCAACTGGAATGTTATTCTCTTCTACATACTTGGGGTCTTCAGATTTCTCGAATGCTTTCGCTTTAGGATTATCCGTTTTTGTGAGCAAATATGGTACACGATCACCAGATTGTGGCTCTGATCCAGGCTTTCTTTGTCTCATTTTGTTTACGACTTGAACGTGTGCCTGATTTATATGAATACTCTCCGGACTGTTAATAGAAACACTCTTTCCACCAACTTTGTAGCTATCGGACAGAGACTGACTTAATACGAGTTTGTCGTTTGAAATTTTACCATCCAATAGTTCATTCGCACGTTCTATCGCGAGGTCTCTCGGTGGTCCGGGATCTCCAGATGTTAGTACTACATCCAGTAATTCCTTACACACTTCTCTCATGTGTGGTGTGTTATCTCGGCGAACAAGTTGTAGACCCTTGACGTCTACATAGTCCATATGCATTTGGTCGTCTTTACCCTTCGTCCATAACTTAGCAGCGTAGCGCTTCTTTGAATACAAAAAATACGGCCAATACACTTTCTCTAACTCAAGATTATTAGGCTTCTTGAAGAGAGCTGAACATTCTTCAGCAGCTCGTTCACCCACTTCCCAGCTATACTCGATGGCTTCTACACCCTTACGGTCCCCTACATCAAACTCAACCATGACTGAATCAGTGTCGCCGTATCTTACCTTTGCACCGGGAAAGTTTGCCTCAACATAAGTCTTCGTTTCTTCAATCATACCACGACCCCTACACGTTGTAGTAGATGCAATAGGTACACACGGGAGAATACCTTTACCTGCGCCTGTAAAACCATAGACGGAATTCATACTGATTTTATATGCTAACTGCTTACCGTTGTACACCTCCTTCATATAACCTGTTGCAGCTGCCATATCTCTTTTGGCTTTTTTACGAAACTGTTTAAGCTCCATAAGAATGGCTGGTAATAGACTCGGTACATCTTGTGCAAACTTATACGTTTTATTCGCAATGTTAAATGTTTCATATGTAATCCCTGAAATATTTCCATACCTTCTTTCATCCATGACATACGTAGAATAACAGAGGTTGTGGGCCATCATGATACTCGGGTACAGAGCCTCAAAATCCAATGCTGTAATTGGAGTGTAATATGCACCTTTTTGGGCTTCTAGAACAGTTGCACCTTCATATGGTTCTTCTGGTATAGCTCCATACTTGATGGTCGGTACCATGTATCCAAGTTCTCGAGCCTTTTTAGACAACTGAGAAAAGACTTTGATTTGCTGCCCACGTTCAACCAAAAAAGATAGAGGTACCCATGTTGCCTTTGCCATCTCTACGAGGTTTAGTAAGATGCACATCTTTTTCATTAGTTTGTGTGGGAGAAGTGTATCTTTGATACAGTATTCTGCCACTTCACGTAATTTAACTGGGTCACCTTCGAGGTACCGAGCAAACATTTCCTTGGGAGCCATATCAATCTTTTGGTCACCAAGATACAATTTCGAAACGTTGTTCAAACTGTATGAATCTAATTTGTAACCTTTTTTCACTTCATGGAACATATCAAAAACAAATCGTCCAGGCATAGGTAAAAGCTTTAGGAAATTATCACCCAACGCACTCGAACTTAATTTTTTATTCACGATATGACATTCACTTTCTTTGAGTTTACCCAAATCATAAAATTCTAAACCACAACCGACCATCGCGGCACGCTTATAAATATAGTCAAGATCGAAACCAAAAATATTCCACCCAGTCAAAATATCAATATCATTTTCATTCGTGTACCGTTTAAACGCCAAAAGTAATTCCCTTTCCGTATCAAAACTAATGACGTTCGATCCTTCGATTTTTGGATCTGTTTTTTTATAACATAAACATGTTTTATCGTACGGTTCATCACTTCCAAATTTACAAAGAGAAATAGCAATCTGAAAACAAGCATCATGAGTAACGTCGGCATCTGGAAATTTTCCAGTTGAACTATTACATTCAATATCAAATGATGCTACAACAAACGGGGCAATATCATCTCTGGCTACGGGTGTGAGTGTAGACCAGTCGTTACACCATAAGTCAATATCCGTTTTTGCCAGGTGAGAACGAACACAATTAGCACCGGTATTTATCCAGCCGGTAGACTGAATACCCGTTCTATGCATAAGTCTCAGGACGGGGTCTATATTTGATTCGTATACATGATATTTTGAAAATTCCCTGTTATACATAAAAATTGAGTTCACTTTACGTCGAGCTTCGAGTGTCTTAAAATTTAGATGCATGTAATGAAATTCTTCATTATTTTGAAATCCCCAAACATCCTTTTGTTTCGTCAGACTGTAACTGGTGACATGATCCCTCTTCAAAAGATTGATATCATTAAATAAGCGGGTAACGTCGGCGGGCTTCGTATCCCTTGGGAGTTTCACGAAAAAGTATGGGTCGAATGTCGTCGTCACACACACAGATTTTCCCTCCTCAGTTTTACCAAATATACTGATGTGATGTTCTCCTTCAACATCTCGCGCCTCCCATGTCAGTGCCTGGAATACTACCATATGTATACTATGAGCCAAAATTTTAATATCATTTATATATAAATGTCAGCTGCTTTAATTGAACTCGTGTCTGTTGGAGCCCAGGATGTATTCATCACTGGTGATCCAGAGGTCAGTTTTTTTAGACAAAACTATAAACGCCATACTAATTTCGCTATGAAGCCAGAGCGTATGGATTACATTGGTACTTTCGCTGCGAACAATGAAATTACCATCCCTATTCGTTCCAAGGGTGACCTTATGAGCTACATCTGGATTGAGGCTACCAATATCGCGAGTGTACAAAACAACACCGCCGGTCTCTTTTCTCAAAATGCCGCGAGCCCAACCGAGTTCAGTCTTTATATTGGTGGTCAAAAGGTGTCTCAGCTCGATTCCCTCTTCATTCAGGGTGTACACAACCCCCTGTTACGTGACAGCGCGGCCAAGGCTTCGTACGCTGTAACCACTAATAACAAGAAGGCTAATCATGGTGGTGATCATTATATTATTCCTTTCTTCTTTGGTGAGGATTACACCAAGTCTCTCCCATTAGTTGCATTACAGTATCATGATGTTGAGATACGTATTAAATGCAGGGATGGATTTACCCCCGGTTCCACCCCCAAGGTTTGGGGTAACTATGTGTATTTAGACACCGATGAGCGCAAATTCTTCACCGATAACGAACACGAACTTCTCTTTACACAGACCCAATACCAGCTCGCGACTAACACCGATAGTGAGATAGACCTCACCTTTTTTAACCACCCCGTCAAATCCATCCACCTTGTATCTGGTAAGGCGACGGGTAATGACTGGGATTCGGAGTATACTTTCTCCAGTTCTACACTTTACATCAACGGCACCCCTCTTTTCGAAGATACCTCCCCAGTCTATCACCACACCGTCGTCCCCGAGATGCACAGTAGTGACCTCCCAGATGACATTCTCGAGGATCTTCCCACTTTCACCTGGCCATTCTGTCTGGGTTTAAGCAAGTCGAACCCCACCGGAACCCTGAACTTTTCTCGAATTGATAACGCTAAACTTTCAATTTCCGGTCCATCCGGTGGTAACGCTCTCCATCGTGTATACGCCGTAAATTATAACATTCTCAGGGTGAAACAGGGTATGGGTGGTGTTGCATTTGGTAACTAAACCAAACCTAAGTAATAATTTACTTACTTGAAAAAGTAAGTTCAAAACATCCAACATGGTGAAAACGAAAACTCCAACTCTTGATTCTGTTCGCAAGGTGAAATCTGGTGTCACCGAACTTGTATTGCAGAATCAAAAGTTGAAAAAGAAGTGTAGAAAACTGAAAAAAAAAGTTGCTAAACTTGAAACAACTTCAAAAACAACATTTCGTAATGACTTGATTGAGAAGAGGCGCGCCGAGAAGAAGGCTCTCATGGACAAGAAACGTGCCGCCGCCGCCAAGGCTCTCATGGACAAGAAACGCGCCGCCGCCTCTTTTTTTACGCCGGGACACTGGTGCGGACGTCTTTGGAACTACTCACCCTCTGCCTACCTCGATTTTGCGAAGTGTGACCGCGAAGTTTCGAAACTGACACCTTATCAACAAAATATTTGGAAACACACCCTATCGATGGTTGAAACTCTTGATATTCTTGACTATTATTTTGGGAATTGTTTTTTGAAATTTATCCGCAATATCCCCCCCGCGCTCATGTCCAGGCACGCAAAAACTATCGCAGCAGGATTCATACATTCAAGTGTTAAACCTGAATTGAACAAGAGAGTCATGCAAGAGAAGATTGGTGTTTCTGTACCCACAATTAGTCAAGTGTCTAGAATTATTAACCTTATTTAATAAACAATCTATCAAGTCTCGGTTTTTCCTTATTCATGAAAACTGTGAGTTGTATAACTCCACCTTCCAGATTTACCAATCCATGAGTTGACTTTTGGTACTTTGATATTTGGTCAACCCTAACAAGATCCACGGGTGACATCTTTGTATTTGGTACCTTACTGTGATAGACTGCAAGAACTGCAGCATCCCTTTTCGTCTCTCTAGGTAGTTGGTCTCCTTCGTAGCACACTACAACATGTGCACCTGGACAGCCAGCTACATGCATCCACCAGTGTTTAGGGTCACTCGTCATTGTCAGTTGGTCATTTTCTTTTGCACTCCGACCAACTTGGATTTTGATACCGTCATACGACGTGTATTCAAGCATATTTTTTTGTCATATTAATTCCTTATATGATATCATAATGCACGTCGTATTACAACCCAGTCCTTCGATTACACATAAATATAGGGTCATCTTACCAAATAAACGAAGTATTGATTTTGGTGAAAAGGGTTTTCAGCATTATCCAGATCATGGAAATCCAAAACTCATGCGCGCACAACTTCTTAGGAAAGGTGCTATCATTCCTAAGGAGCTGCGAATAGAGACAAACCCGTATGAGATACAGAAAGAAATGTTGAAAATCAGAGAAAGTTCTAAAGAAGATTGGGAAGATTTCTTCCGGGCCGAATATTGGGAAAGGTGGATACTATGGTCTTACCCGAATGTAAATAAAGCCAAATTATCTATGACTATGAGTCATGGTATACTTTTCATGCCTAGAGCTGAAGATTTATGGTTCTGTAAAGACGAACTTATTGACCAGTAGACCCGAAACCCCCATCACCCCTGAGTGTCTCATCGAGTAGACCAATTTCCTTGATCATAGGTGTATCACACCTTTCCAAAATAAGTTGAGCGATACGATCACCCTTCTTGATTTCAAAGTCTTCCGTGCCATGATTAAATAGGACGACCTTGACTTCACCGGTGTAATCTGGATCAATAACACCCGCACCAACATTGATGCAGTGCTTCACAGCTAGACCAGAACGGGGAGCTACACGCCCATATAGACCATCGGGAATAGACAGAGCGATACCAGTGCCGACTAAAGCTCGTCCTGCCTGACACGGTACAGTCGCAGCTTCGGAGCTATATAAATCATATCCCACAGCACCATCAGAACCACGAGTAGGCAAACAAGCATCGAATGAAAGCTTTTTAACACCGAGAGGCATCTATTTTTATTATAACTCAAATCCTTAAGTGGTTGGTTGACCAAATCTGGGTGATATACCATTTTTTATTCGTCGCTTCATGACAAATTGTAACAAAAATCCGAGTATGTACACAAACATCTACTACCTATTTCGCATATTTTTTCTTTTCATCATCCGTGAGAGCCCTCCACATCTCACCCAACCTCTTACCAATGTCGGTGAAACTGAGATCTGGGTTCTCTTTCACAACCTCGGGTCGTATCTTCTTGACAAAGTTCATGTATGCATTAGGTTTACGCTTGGGTTTTTCCTTTGCCCCTCCACGAAGTCGTAAAACTAGGTGTAGAGTAGACTCCTTTTGAATATTGTAATCAGCTAGGGTGCGTCCATCTTCAAGCTGCTTCCCGGCGAAGATGAGTCGCTGCTGGTCGGGAGGGATTCCTTCCTTATCTTGAATCTTAGCCTTGATGTTATCGATAGTGTCAGAGGATTCAACCTCAAGTGTGATAGTTTTTCCAGTAAGTGTTTTCACGAAAATTTGCATACTACTTGTATATTAGATTTAAATCTTAAAGTATAATAATACAATGGCTGCCGTACCAATGTTAGCCGGTGTTGGACTTCTCAGTATGTGTTGCATTTCTTCTAGTATAGCTTCTACCATGATGGGTGGTGAAGAGAAGAAATTACCAGACGGAAATGACGCAGCCGGTGAGGCACAAGCCGCCGCCGATGAGGCACAAACCGCCGCCGATGAGGCACAAACCGCGGCCGATGCAGTTGCTGCAGATCCTAATTCGACCCCAGAGGAAGTGGCTGCCGCTAAGGCTAAAGCCAAGGCTGCCGCTGATAAGGCTGCGGCTGATAAGGCTGCCGCTGATAAGGCTGCCGCTGACAAGGCTGCCGCTGACAAGGCTGCCGCTGATAAGGCTGCCAAGGACTTAGCGGATGCCGCGGCAGCGGAAGCGGAAAGAGTACGTATAGCTAATATGTCCTTCCGTGAGAAAGTTATAGACGGCCAGTATCCCACTTTTGCAGGGTGTTGGGCAGCCGCAGGTCCCGGCACCGGATCGGGTGCAGATAAATTTGCTTGTTGTGAATCAATTGGTACTCCTTACCCAGACTATGGTGAGACGGGTTGGGCCTATTGCAATGATAATACCTAAACTTCCTTCAAAGCGGGGTTCCTCTTCGAAAAGGTGAGTGCACAAATGCCACAACTGAAAATATTTATGAAATATTGACATCCAAGAACGTGTAATTTTGTGTACATACTCTCACGTGCATATAATACCCATAGTAACAGTGTCATACAGGTCTCATAACCAGCTCGAATGATTACATTAGATGCATGGTACATCTGGTCTATCATTGGGTAAAAATAACTATCTCTAGGAGTAAGTCTTCGAATGGTTAATAAAGATGTATCAATTTCAACTAGACCCGCGAAACTAAGTATAAAAGCCTCCTCAGGGTGCATAAGAGGTCTAAGAAGAGCTAGAAGACACACTAAATGGTGAAGTATGATTAAATTTCTAAGAGTGTGTATAATTTTCGGTTGAAGAATTATCCACATGAGATCATACGACATGTACGTCGTGAGAGCATGTGTTATAAACATAGGGTACACTTTATAGCTAAAAAATACATCAGCCACACATAATGCTGAGAATGGTGCGAGAAACAGTAATGACGCCACATCATGAATAACGACAGCACGACGGTCCTTATTCATTTTGTGATTAGACAATATTCTTTTTAATCAATTTGCACTCAAAGGGTTTCGAACCCCTGACCTCAAGCTTACTAAGCTTGCGCTCTACCACTGAGCTATGAGTGCGATATGCTGAGAGCGGGGTTCGAACCCGCGCGTGCATAGCACAGACGATCTTAAGTCGTCCTCCTTAGACCACTCGGACATCTCAGCCCGAATATATTACCCATCAAATCTTTAAGCATTTAGATGGTGGTTCATATGCTAATTTATCCTTGAGTTCTTTACGTTGTTCTTCCTTTTTCGTTTCGATCCCTATACAGTTGTGAACTTCCAAACGAAAACACTTTATACAAAAATCACCCCCACAATACTTACAATTCATAGGAACACCACATTTCTTTCGACAACGTTGACAAGGCATTTACTGAATTTAACTGAGATAAAGATTTTAACCCCATTTAATCAAGAAATGTCTCTCACTTACGCCTTCAGTAAACCAATTCACACCGAATATGCCCACCTGAAAAAAACTCTAAAAAACTCTACGGCTGCTTATGGTTCTGCTTTGAGTGCTTCTTACTTCATCACACAAGGTGCAGATCAAGGTGTATCTGCAATGTTGGGTGCGGTAGCGTCTTATACGTATGTGAGTCTTCTCTCTGATCGGGTGGATAAACTCGAAAATTCGACAATTCAGAAGGAGTTCTTTGCACCTCTAGGTGCAGCTGCTTTTGAAGTGTCGTGGAATAATGCACCATTCGCGTTTGACTTTGATTATGGTGCTACGTTTGTTGGATTCTTAGCGTATAAATTTGCACTCTCAACGGTACTGTATCAAATTGTGAGAGAAATGATGATTGGGGATAGTGCAAGTTTCTATGACACTGAGGAGAAAGTATATAACGACCTTAGCGAAGACGAGCCAGTTCACGAGCCAATCGAACAACCTTACGAGGTGAATGTTGATTAAGACTGAGCCTGTTCACGAGACCGAACTTATTGCGACCGGTGAGACCCTTCATAGCCATGATACGTTTCCTAGCTACATCCTTGGTCAGGGGCTGAGGCTTGGGCATAGGCATTACAGCCCTGATAGTGGTACGAGTGGGGGTTACGATCCGCTTAGTCACCATACCCTTCATGAAGTTGACCGCAACCTTCCTGTCAAAGGCCTTCTTCTCGGCGCGCTTCTTAGCGGCAGCACGCTTCTTAGCAGCTTCGGGGTACAACTTGGCGAGGGGAATATTATTCTGATTGGCGAGAATTTTCTTCACCTCCTCTCGCGAAATTTGTTCAGCCTTCTGAATTTTCTTCTTTAAACTTCCACACAATTCACTGACAGTCTTCTTATTAGGGGTGGATATACCATAGTCCTTGGCAACCTTCACTACTTCAGCCTTCTTGTGGAGACGGCACTTCTTACGTCCAAACTTGAGATCACCCACCTTGTCGACATTTAATACATACGAAACCATAGTTTATATTATACTGAGAAAAAGTTTAAAGAGGAGTTCAGACCTCTTTATATATGAATTGCTGTTTCACTAAAAGAATTCTTTCTGGTGTTGATGATTCGATACCAGTTTTTAGTCTTAATAATTACGAGGGATATGCAAAAATCACGAGTGTATATGATGGAGATACATTCAAAGCGGTTATCATACTTCATGGTCGCCCTCTAAAGTTTAGTTTTCGAACTCTTGGATATGACTCAGCCGAAATGAAACCCAGTCTTGGTATGGTGGATCGAGACCGTCATATCCACCTGGCTAGACTTGCCCGTGATATGTTTAAGGAAGAGTGTGGATTTGATGATCGCGCACCTCACCGCTTATGGAATCCATTTATGTGTAGAAACAAGGTGAACGGTTTAGTGTGGATTGAATGTGGTAAAAATGATAAGTATGGTCGACCACTCGTGACTGTGTATCGACGTAAAAGTGATACACAGTCAGTAAACCAGAAGATGATAATGTCTGGAATTGTGAACGTATATGATGGTAAGAAGAAAAATGTAGGTTTTTATTAAGAAATGGTACGTTACGGTCTATTGTTTTATGTATATTTACTCTCTCGTCTCAGGCGTAAACCAAAAAAGAAGATCAGATGAGTTCTTCGAGTCTCGCAATCTTTCCAGTGTTGATATATTCATCAATCTTGTCACAGATTGAGGCTCCAAAACCACGGAGATGCCTGACATCATCACCACTTGTTACTTCATAGGTGAGATCACGGATCTTCTCTCCGGCATTCCAGTATGCCTCAGACTTGTAAACGGGCTCCTCAAGGTTTCCAAGTTTGAGAAAACACATGGCAAGTTTCTCGTTCATGGAGGATGCCTTCTTGATATTGAGGTAGTCGTCAATCTTCTTAGCGATGGACTTTCCAATACCTCGGAGCTTCATGGCATCTTTACCACTGGTGATCTTGTAAGAAAGATTGTAGATGGTATCACCAGCCTTGGTGTATGCATCGCGCTTGAAATTGTCTTCAGCCCTGTCAGCATACTCATAGATCATCTCAGAGAGACCAGCATTGTGGGAGACAAAGTACTCCTCGTCGTCAGTCTCAGAGACGAAAGAGCCCTCATCATTGGATGCAATAGACTCAGAGTCGGAGCACTCAGACTCCTCGTAGTCAGAGTCCTGCTCATCGAGGTACTCATCAACCTTGGCAGCAATACCCTTACCAATACCGTGGAGATGTATCAGGCTCTCACCAGTTTGGACCTCGTAGTTCAGATTGGATATAACATCTGCAGCCTTTTGGTAAGTCGCCGTCTTGTAGAAATCATTAGAGGCACGGGCAAGATCAATCATACGATTGACAAGACCTTGATTGAGAGTGCAACTCTTGGATGTAACACGAGCGGTCGTGTCATACAGAGAAGAGGTCCGCATCATGTACTTGAGTTCATTGAGTTCATCGAGGGCATCGACCTTCTCTTCGTTGGCCTCTGTGAGAAGCTTCTTGAGCTGCTCAATCTTGGTTCGAGACTCTTCAATAGAATCAATGTCGCCGAGGACGGCGCGAACCTTACGGAGTTCGGAGTTCTCCTTCTCGAGCTTGAGGATGTAGTCGGTAATAGAACGGGAGTTCATGGTAGTAGACATGTTGAATGATTATTGTGGGCGTTGGGCTCCACTTAGGTGTTTAAAGATTAGATTATTGAAAAATGTAGAAAATGGCAACACTCGCTGCATCCGTCAATATTCAGAAAACTCCCACCAAGTTTCTTCAAAAAAGAAAGAGGTCTAACAGACGTCTCGCACAACCCAAGCGTGTTCAAGCCGCGCTTCCTAACCCCGACCTCGTGAACTACGCGCAACTCCAACTCGTCACATGGATTCTACCCATGACAATCGCAGGTCGTTTACTCAAGGTGGAGTGGCCCCAAATTGCGATCGGTCTCACTGCTATGACTGCGGCAAAATTGGGTCTAGCAGCCAATGGAATTATACATTACTAAAGATAATGTCTGCCCATAGTAAAATGTTTACACTAAAGCCTACTATCGTACGACCCAATGTCCGTGTCCAAGCCAAGAAGAATGATTTTGTGGAACCAGCTGAAGCTCCAGGTGAGGGGAGGCGTCGCCCCCCAAACGAGGAAGAAAACAAAGATTCTAAAAAGGGTGTTCATCCTTTAAAGAAGTTCATCATGGAAAAATTTAAGATTGAAGAGATTGATTATGAAAAATTTAACAAAGAGAATAAGTGGGCTATTCGCCCAGGTCAAAAGAAGGATAAAGAATAAAAGCATTAGATACTAAACATGTCTTTCGCCCTCGCACCTATTAATATCGCACGAAACGTTAGAACTCGAGTATTTACCGACCCGGAACAATATGATACAGAAATCAATGCAGCTCGCGGGTTTAGTAAATCGTCAACTACTCGTAGACGTCCACCAATAACACAAGTTATGGAGGATTTTTCTGATCTAAATGAAGCCTCTCAACTTATCAACCACGTGACCGAACGTGAAGTCATTGATGCGCAAAACTTCTGGGCGCAGTCTATCGTGGATATTTCTAACTCTTTCCTAACTGGTGGTGACTACGTCAGTCTCGCAGGTGAACGTGCGGGTGAGTTGTATGGATACGACCATTCTAACGTACTCTTCAAACCTACGAAAGCTGCGGAGCAACAGTTTCGTCCTACTGCCAATGATGCGATGTCTTACTTTGTGGGCCACGATGCCGTAATTAGTGGTTTCAAAGAAGATCAGGGGTTCGCCATCAACGCCAAGAAGGGTTTCAGTCGGGTGATCTTCAATAATCATCAGATTGACTGCCATGGTGAAGTGGCACACGCTATGGGTACCTACGAGTTCACATGTGCTACAACCGGTGAAATTTCAGAGGTTGAATATACATTCGGCTACAAGCGCAACGATGATGGTAAGGTGCGCATTTGTCTACACCATTCTTCCATCCCGTATGCATCGGGTAATAAGACATCTCACGTGGAACGAAAGAAAACGTCCCAAGTGAAGCGCAAGATTGTATTTGACCCTGCACAAGCTGACCCGGAGGCAAACCAGCGTCATCAGGTCGCTACTGCGAGTTGGTAATTATGTTTAGTTTAAAATCCTTGTCTACCCCATTAATGCTAATCTTCCCCTCATCCACAAGACGTTTGATCGGGTATCCAATCTTATCTATATTTTGGTTATACATATTCTCGTGTTTTGGATCAGCTGGTAAATTTGGGATGAGCATATTGAAGGCCATCATTTTCTTGGCCATCGGAAGTTCTTTATCTTGGAGTACACGTAAAATATCTCTGGGAATCTGCGAAGGATCCATTACTCTTTATTTGGACGATTTCTTTAAATTATACCTAAGTGAACAATTATCCCCCCGTATTTCCAAATAATATTCAACAATCAAAATATGGTTTGTTTCGAAAACGATTCCGTCTATAAACTCGGTGCCTCGTTCACCATGAGGAACATCTTGAGCATCATCGATAAGATGAATGTTGCCATGCCTCATCATGAATTCGAAGCTGAACCTATCGGTGAAGGTGGCATTCGCGTGAAAGGATATACGGCAGGTGCACCATTCAAAACCATTCGTTTCCATTTTGACAACTGGCCTTGGTGTCCAGATGGTGTCAAAGAGGAGGATCTTGACAGAAGATTAATTGTCAACGACTTCACTGGTAAGAAGAGATTGTATTCGAATTTTAGGTGTTTGTATGGGGCACCTGAATGGACGAAAGATGAAGTTGAGTGTGTCAATAGGATTCTCCGTGAAGAGGGGATGAAGAGAGTTAGGGCTTAGAATTAGTTATTAATATTACTGCAGGTACTGAACCCTTTGGCGGTTTTTTACAGAAAATTTTACACTCACAGCAATCCTTTATACATACGAGTTGCTTTTTAGTCGCATAACATCGTGTAGGTAACATGATATCTTTGGATATGTAACGTGCTATTTGGTCAAGAAGTATCATCCTATACCTTTATTAGAGAAATTCCGTAACCCAATTCTTCGAGGATTGGATCATTTTTGTAATCAACTTGGTAATATATCTTTTTGACTCCACTACTCGCGAGGGCCTTGAAACAGTTGATACATGGATAATGTGTGATGTAGACCACAGAATCATCGATGGAGACACCCCTCTTCGCTGCATCGGTGATGGCATTAATCTCTGCGTGAATCGTGGCCTGTTCATGACCCCAACGTACGATAGACCTATGATCTGTACCAGCGAGAAATCCGTTGTACCCCATACTAATGAGTCTATTGTTCTTCACTATAACGCAGCCCACTTTAAGTCTATCACATGGAGACCTGACCGATGCTAGAGTCGCAGCTTTCATGAAGTAGTCGTTCCAAGAGATTCGTTCCTCGGGTGGTTGGGAACGTTGGCGCATCGTTTCCTTGGTCATAGACATGAAACGGGGTGATGAACGTAGGGCACGGGGACTGTCCATTTTATATTTAAACACAAATAATCTTTATACCTTAGGCAACATGTATGAAATTAACCATACTGTTAATGTGACAGTTCTTATACTGTAGTACTCTCCGAGAGGGTACATCAATGGCAAAACAGCAGTCGCAAGAGTGTTCAGTTGAATATGTCGAAAATTACTGGTATTTAGGTATAAGTATGACAGTATCACCGATTGTAAAATTAGCCAGTGGTTTATATCAACTGAACTTTTAACGATACCATTTTCCATTCGTAAATCTTTAGGGAAATTAACCAACAAATACACTAAACCAATCATGGGTAATATTTGTAATTCGGGGTAGTATTTCCACCCGCCATTTTGATATTTTATGTCACCTATACACAGTGTAATCATTATCGCCAGATTAAGAAATAACAACGTCCGAAACGAATTATCGGAGTAGAATTCGGGTATCAGCACTACACAGCAACCGAGAAAGACCAGGAGTATTTTAATAAAACCGGGTAGGGTACCTATTCCTTGATCACGACCAATTTTGTTATTGAAGATTTGATTCACGATCAATGCTAATGCAATGATGAGTGCGATTTTAGCTATATCATTATTCAGTTTTATCAACTCGTATAAGATGACACAAATTATCACAAAAAGTATTGTGTTCATACATAATATACTCTGACATTTTTTGGTTCATGAGAAGCTCTTTAACAATATCTCCTCCACCATTTAGCCGCTAATTCTGGAAACAATTCCTCTAGGGTTTTGAAATATGTATCAAGATATCGCTTTTCTTCCTCTTCTTCCCCTGTCAATTTAAGGCGGTCCGGGAACATACCCAACTTTATCGTCTTAAAATGATCCAGTCTTTTATTGAAATTCTCAAAAACACGAAACGATAGTAAGGTTTCGTCTTTTATGTTTAAAACACGTATTTCTTCGTGTATTCGGTCCAGGTGAACCATCTTGTATTTAACGCAGAATTTTGTTGGCTGAGGTGGTCATGGTTAAAGAGGATGGGCGTTGAGTTTTAAATTGGGGATGGTTAAAAAGATTTATACTCGTGATTTTTTTCTAAAATGTCTGGAACGAGATAATGCGTCATTGGACCCAAGTAAAGAACTTCCCGAACAGTTTAATGCTCATGTAGTGTGTCCATATTTATGCAAATGTGGAAGAGCGAGGCAGATGAAATTGGAGAGAATTCACAAAAGTGGTGCTCTATGTATAGAATGTGGAGGTTCTGCACAGGTGTATGACGAATTCGCATTATTGCGTTATTGTCGAGAAAATGATGTTAAATTGGTAACCGTACCCACAAAAATTTCATGTGATACACATATAGAAGGATATTGTAAAGGTGAAGATTGTTGTACTATATGGATAAGACAATTTAAGCATTTAATAAATAATAAAGATCCGTCGCGTGTGACTGGTCCTTATTGTAGTACGTGTCGTAGGCATAATGTAGCAAATGTATATAGAAATTCTGTCACGACTGAAAAAACTAAAAAATGTAGCGTGTGTAAATTATTCAAAGATAAAGAATGTTTTGGTAAAGATAAACATACTTGGGATAAACTCACAACTAATTGCAAAGGATGTGCAAAAGATAATAGGGTATTACGTAGGGAATATACACGAGAATATGGTAAAATTTGGAGAAAAAAGAATAAGGATAGAATAGCTATCGTAAGAAAAGAATATTATAAGAAAAATAAGAAAAAAATAGACGCTTATCGCAGAAAACATTATAAATTGAATAAAAAGATGTATAAAATTAACTCTAGAAAATCATATTTAAGAAACAAAGAAAAAGTTCTTCATGATACTCATTTAAGATATAAAAAAAATAAAAAACATTATCTAGATTTGAACAGAATATGGCGTAGAAAAAATAAAGATATACTGTCTACTAAACGCAAACAGAGACTGAAGTCCGATGAAAATTATGCTTTAAAAGTGCGTTTACGGGGGAGATTACGTCACGTTTTTAAAGGTAATAGAAAGTCATCAACAACTAAAGAGTATTTAGGTATTTCAGAATGGGAAGATGCCTTAGACTACTTTAAATTGAAGAATCCTGAATATGGCACATTAACTCATGAGATCCATATAGACCACATTATCCCATTCGATATATTTGATTTTACGAACCCACTTCACATATTAGCATGTTGTCATTATACAAATTTACAGTATTTAACATCAGCGGAAAATGGTTCAAAACAAGCAAAATTACCCCCAGGTTTCAATTTCAATACATGGTTACAGAAACAACTCATACAAATAGCACGTATAGAAAATGAGAATTTATCATGGGAAGATGTATTACAACTTCAAAAGGAAAAAGTATTTCAAGGATACGTAACGGATGATGAGAAGTGGTGGTGATCACCTTAAATCCTTATCCGCCGTATAGTACGTCTTCCCCTTAGTGGCGAAACTATGAACCCTCGCGTACCCCCACGCTTGTGGAGAGGCTCCCGGACGATGCCCGGTTCTCCACGCAGCGAGTCCCCTATTGTAGATGGTCTTCACAGTCTTTAAAGGAATGCCAGTAGCCTTCGCAATATCTGGCAACGACTTGACATCTGAGCCGTACCTTTTCCTGAACTTTTGGGTGTAGGAGGAAGTCTTCGTCTTTCGTCCTTCGTCTGTTCTAAACTTGGTGTAATCTTTTTTGAGCATCTTCTTGTAACGAGTTTCAACCTCCTTGAGAGTCCCAAGCCCCCTGAAGTATTTGAGGGGTGCATAGATTTGACCTTCTGTTCTACGCAGTTGCCCAACTTTTCGAGTAATTTGAGCATCTGTGAGAGG